CTATTATACCAGAAAAACCTCGCCACCGGCGGGGGTTTTTGACAAGCTGAACAGAGGTCCCCTCCCATATAGGAGGGGACCTCTGATGTCATTTCCAAGCCAGGTAGTGATAATTGAATTCCTTCTGATTACTGAAGACATACTTGCTCTTTGTAGCGCGACACGATTTTTGAGAAATTCGGACAGGATAATTGAGAAAAAATAGCGCCATTCTAAGAAGCATTTCCGAGCTCGCTCAAATGCATCGACGGCCCCCGAAAAAGCCGGGAGCCGCCCATGCAAAGGAGCGGGCTTTTTTGGCGCTCGGAGGAGCGGTTTTGCCGCCCCTCCTGCGCCGTCTAAGCCCAAGGGGTAGTAGTTACTCGCCGTCGCCCTCGTCGGCGGCCACAGCGGTCGCCTGAGTGACTTCTTCCCACCCATAGACGCCGGGTTCCCACACGTTGTTGTCAGCGGTGCTCACCCAGTTCTTGCCGTTGTGAGAAGCCTTGTCGCCCTTGGCGTAAGCATCGTGTGCGCCGATGGGCTGCACCCACTCGGGGAACTCGTCGAGCGGGTTGCCGATGCGCGTCCACATGGAGGGCGTCGCAGAGGGCTTGGTGTTCTGGCCCTCGTTGGTGACGTCATGGATGGAGCGGTAAAGGTTGCCCTCGTCCTGCACGATGTCACCCTGCTTGCCGCGCCAGTTGGCGTCCCATTCCACGAAGAGGTCGGGGTACTCGGCGATCGTGGTCTCGTCGAGCTGCTGTTCCTGTGCCGCCTTGACAAACATCAGCTCGGCGACCGCCTGAGCGGATGCGGCGCGGCGCTCCGTGCCGTGGATCTCCTTGACCGACCTTTTGGGAGTCAAATACTTCACGTCCTTATTCATACGCACCTCCGAAGCCCGAGATGGAGACTTCACCCTCGAAGCCCTCATTCTTTGTGATGGTGAAGCGGATATTCACGCCCCACTTGCTCGCGGTCTTGGTCTTGTTGGTGAAGTTGTAGACGCGGTTGATCTGCACCATCGCCGTGATGTCCTCCCATGTGGGAACGGCGTCGAAGCCGTTGTTGCACGCCTCCACCTTGGCGACCGCGCCCTCGATCTTCCACGTCGGCGTCACAAGCACTTTGGTCGCCGCTGCGTCGGTCTCTTCCGGCGCGGCCAGCTCAAACTTGATGACCGTCTCTTTCTTGCTGAAGGAGAAGACGCGGACGCTGGTAGCGAAGTTGCCGTCAACCGCCTCGATGCGGAGCTGGTGTTGTCCGTTAGTCAGCGAGAGCCACTTCTCTCGGGTCAGCTCGATCGTTTCCTGCTGTCCCAGCGTCGCCTGATAGCTGCGGATCTGCACATCGTCCACGAACTCGGTGACGACCACGTTGTCGCCCTCGACGTCGCTCACGGTGTAGTTCTCCGCGAAGCTCCCGTTCTTCAGACCGAGGGCCTTGTCCTGCCCGGAGATCGTCGGCGCGGAGTTCGTGCGCTTGAAGGTGACACGGCGGTAGGCCGTGCCGCCCTTGCCGTCCGTGACGGTGATCTTGAGGGTGTTGACCGAATTGAGGCCCAGCGCGTAGAGCTTTTCCGAGGTGATCGTCACGGTCAGCTCCTCGCCCTTGGGCGCGTTGTTGATCGTGCGGATCGTCTCGTCGTTGAGCTCCTCCACGACGGTCAGTGTGTCGCCGTCCGCGTCGTCGATGGTGTAGGCGTAGGTGAAGCCGAGGTTCTTATCCCCGAGGTTGCCGTCGCTGCCGGAAATGGTCGGGGCGGAGTTGGTGCGGGTGAACGTCCACGTCCGGGTCGCTGTGCCGCCCTGCCCATCGCTGACGACGACCTTGACAGTGTGCTTGCCGAGGCTCAGGGAATCGACATCGACGGAGATGGTGTTTACCAAATTTCGCGTCGGGGCAAACGACTTCGTCGTTTGCCCATCGAGCGACTCCGTCGCCGTCAAGACGTCGCCGGAGTCGGCGTCATCGACCGTGTAGGTGATTGTGAAATTGCTGTTCTTATCTCCGAGATCTCTGTCACTGTCAGAGATCAGAGGGTCAGTGTTCAGGATTTCAAGGACGGGGCGGAAACCGACGCCCGAGAGGGAGCGCGTAGCATCGTTGTCGAGCCAGAAGCGGGCCGAAGTGTACCCACGGCTCGCACGGTACGACGTATTCGAGGAATACGTCTCTTGACACCAAGTATAGACACCCGCCCAATTCCAGAGGGCGTTATGCGTGCTGCTAAAGTCGGTCGAGTTGAGGTTGCTGTCGAGGTCGGAGGACACAGGAGCCGGGAGGCCCGTGATGACCTCCTCGCGGGTGATGAATCTGTCCCACTCGTTATTGGTGGGCGTGCCGCCCGCGTATGCGTCGGAGGTATTGCGGTAGTTGCTGCCACCCGTCAGGGAGCGGAGCTTGTACTTTGCGCCGTCAATGGTGACCTCCTTGCCGAAGATCCAGCCCGCGCTGTTCAGGTCGTTCCATGTGACGTTGACGAGGATGACACGGTCACAGATGAGCAGCGTCTTGTCGCCGTCCTTGATCTTCACCCACTGGAGCTTCTTCGCGTCGTCCGAGGGCGTGTTGCCGAAGCTGTAGTTTGAAATGCTGCCGGACATCGAGGGGATATTGCCCGCACTGGACGCTCCGCTGGGTGCGCTGTCGTTACGCCACGGCTTTGTAGGTCTTGCCAGCGCCGCGCCGTTGTTGTAGAATCCGCCGAGCTTGACGGTTCCGAGATATTGCGCCATAAGGTAGCTCTCCTTCCGTTTTGATGAAGCGGTAGGGAGCGAAGATCTTCTTCGCCAGATTGTAGGCGCAAGCCCACCGGGCGAAGCCGAGCCACGAGTTGACCGATTGAACGATCGCCGCCTTCGTGATCGTGCCCTCCTGCAGCTTCTCCATCATCCGCTTGATGCGCCGCTTCTCCCGCCGTTTCGACTCGGTACGGAGAAGCAGGTGCGTCGCTTTGATTTTGAAGCCGTAGGCGTTCACGCCCTGCCGCACATAGAAAATCTTGGTCTTTTGGTTGGTCTCAAGGTGCAGTCTCTCTTGGAGGAACACCTTGATCTTTGCTAACCACTCCCGGGCGATTTCCTTGTCCGGCGCTATGATGACGACATCGTCCATGTAGCGCGTGTAGAGCGTCGCACCGAGGAAGCGGATGCAGAATTGATCGAGCTCGTTGAGGTAGATGTTGGCGAAGTCCTGAGAACTCACGTTCCCCAGTGGAATCCCTCTCTCGCCCTCCGGCGAGCTGTCGATCACTTTGCAAAGAAGCCTGTAAAAACGGAGGAAGTCCTCGTATTTCTCGGGGTACTTCTTCTTGAGCTTCTTGAACCGCTTCGCGATGATCTGCTTGAGCACGCTGCGGTCGATGCTGTAGAAAAACTTGCGGACGTCGATCTTGATGACCGTCGCCTCGTCGCCCCACTTCATGCGGGCGACCCTCATGTCGTGCTGTACGTTGAAGGCGGCTCGGATGGGGCCTTTTCCGTACATACACGCAAATGAACGGTTGACGAATACCGGGCGGAAGAGCGTCTGCAGCTCCTGATGGATGACGAGCTGCACGATCTTATCCCGCAGCGGCGGGATGTGGAGGCTGCGCTCCTTCGGCTCCACGATGATCCTGTGCCGATACTTTCCCGGCGTGTACTCACTAACGCCCGCCTGTCTCGTTTTCTCAATTTTCTTGAGATCGCGCCATAGGCGCACGTTGTTCACTTCGGAGTAGAGGTCGTAGAGCACAGCCTCCCGTGTGAACTTGCGGCTGCCCCGCAAGGCGGTCTTGTAGCCCGCCTCAATCGCTGCCCAGCCCACGGCGTCCTCATAGCTGGAGGGCGGTGGGATCGGCGGCACGAGGGCCTTCTTGGTGCTCTTCGTGTTGTAGAGCATAATGGGGAATTTCGTCATTCGTGGCATCCTTTCCTTTTAGAACGGCTTGGCACCCATGACGCGGGTTGCTACCCACATTGTAGACCTCCCTCCGCCTCCCAATACGAGAGGGCGGGCGAAGCTCAGTCACTGTTTTTACGCCGTTTCTCAACATGGCGAAGGATTACCTCTCCCTTGAAGTATAACAAGGACACGCACCTGAAGCCGTAGCCGCAGATGACGTAATAACCTACAAGGCGGGGCGGAAACCGACGTTCGAGTTGGAGTTCGTAGCATTGTTGTTGTTCCAGTTGCGGGCCGAATTGTACCCACGGTTCGCACGGTTCGACGCCAGACAGAGATAACCCTAAGTAGGTGCTGTACTTTTTCTGATGGTCTATTTTCGGTTGTTGATGAAGAACTTCTGCAGTCCTCCAATGATGCGCCCGATCTCCTCGAGCTTTCCCTGCAGCTCCAAGAGCTTCTTCTGCGTGATGTACTTCTGGTTCTTGGCGACGCCCAAAAGCACGAGCAGCAGCGTCTTCTCTGCGTCCGCCTCATCCAGCCACATGAGCCGCCTGTTGACGTTCGTGAGGTTGTTGGCCATAACAGCCGCCCGGATGAGCTTGTAGCAGGATTGCTTGATCTCTTGGCACAGGGAGAACTTCTCGGAGGCGGGGAAGTTTTTCAGCAAGGGGTATATATCCCTTTCGAGAAATATCTCAGTTTTCTTTTGCAGGACTGACGGTTCCGCCATGATATACACACCTCTTTTCCCGAACGCGGGCAAGTTCGGCGCGATCTCCATAATACTCGAAGCCGTAGTCCGTGAGCTTGATCCTGACGGGCTTGCCACTGATGATGCTGTGCCCTGTGATGAGGACGTCGGCGTTCCCTGTGAGGGACAGCCCCGCCTCCGTCTGCAGGTTCAGCACGCCATCCGGCAACCCGCCGCACTTCTCGCATACCGGGGCCAGCTCCACGAGCAGGCTCCCGATGATGCAGCTTGCTTCCTTGCGGCTGCAAGCGACCTTATACATAGATTTTTCGCGCCACAGAGTCGTAAATCCCTGACGTGATCGCGACCGAGGTCACGGTGTTGAAGTTGATAAGAAAGACATTGTTGACCATGTTGTTCAGCGTCGCGTCCTTCAGCACCTTGATCTCTTTCTGCGCGTCGGCGATCTGAGCCTCATGGAGAATGGCTGCTTCGCGGTTCGCAAAAATGCCGTCGTCCATGTGGTTCATGTTCGTCTGACTCACGGGCGTTCCTTCCTGAATGACCTCTCCCGTCTCAACGTCTTGGACGTGATCAAGCCATCCAATTTTTTCATAGGCTTTCATTGCTGCTCTCGACCTCCACTTCTAAGATATTATATTTGAAGGCTATATAAAGCCCCTTGCCCGGTGTTTTGGTGAAGACCCGTTCGTTCGCCGACGCGATGACATCGCCGTCCTTATCCACGAGCTGCACCTCGGCAACGTCGCCGATCACGGTGTCGTCGAAGTAGATGTAGACTCTCGCGCTCGCGCCCTGCACGAAGCGCCGGAAGGGCTCCACCGTCTGCGGCACGCCGTTGAGCGTGTAGGCCGCGTGATCGACCGAGTCAACGAACCGCTGCCCGATCTTCTGGATACCGATAGAAGTCAATGTTTTCATTCTGCCGCGTCTCCTTTCGCGTTGGTAGAGCAGCGCGTGGAGGCAGAGCATCTCAGGTAGACCTTTGCACCCTGCGCCGCCTTCGAGCCCGCCTCAATGTCCGAGGCGAAGCCCTGATAAATGGTGTACGCTCCGAAGTGATAGAACTCCTCGGAGGCTGCAAATGTGCCGGCTCTCGGGAAGGGATTGTCGCCGCCCGATGCGCCGCCCTGCGCCATGACCGTCGAGACCACAAGGCGACCTTCGCTGACGATATGCGGCCACACGCCGCACACGATCTCTCCGCACCTTGGATAGCGCGAGAAGCCCGTCTGGAGCTGGGAGCGGATGATGAGCCCGCCGATGGTCTCCATGCCGTAGGCGGGCTTGCTGCTGCCCTCCTTGACCTTGCGGACTTGCGCGTCGATGACCGAGAGGTTCGTGACGCCGCTGGGCTTGGAGCTGTTCAGAAAGATGATGAACTCGGCCCAGCGTTCCGCGTCCTGCTCGGCGAACAGCTCGATCCGGCTGCGGTCGTAGCCGAGCGCGGTCAGCGCGTAGAGAACGCCGCGCCGCGTGCCGCTCCACTGTGAGATGATCCCCTTCATGGACAGGCGCGTCCGATAGGCTTCGGCGTCCTCGCCCTCCAGTCGCGGCATATCCCGGTCTTGCCCATGCACAGGGAGCATGACCTCCGAGCAGCTTGCGACGTTCGCCTCGTTGCGCACGCGGAAGATTGCCGCCTTCAGGTCGTCGAACTCGCGTCCCATGACCTTGAAGAAGATGCGGAGCTGGTTGGCCGTCTTCCGGCCCTTCTTCAAAGGGGCGAAGAGCAGGTCGAACATATACTCGCTGAAGGTGTCAAACTGCTTCATCCGCTCACTCCCTTTCGATCGTCACGGAGACGTCGCCGAGGATGATGACCTTGTCCTTGCCCAGCTTCACATCCGCCTCCGGCTCGGAGACCGCCGCGTTGGTGGCCCCGCTGTAGCCGCTGCGGATCGCGTGGTTGATGTCGGACAAGGTCAGTTCGTTGAGCTTGCGGCTGCGGCGCACGGCCAGCAGCTCGGTGAGGATCGCCTTGATTCGGTTCTCCACCGCCTCGTCCGTGTCTGCCGTATCAGTTGTGACCGTGACGGAGATATTCTGCGAGACGGTCACAGAGGACTTCACAAGAATATTATCATACGGGCCAGCGATCTTGTCAACGGCTTCTCTTACTGCTGCAAGCAGTCCCTCCGTCGCCTCACCCGCCGTGCCTGTCACGATGACGTCCACCGTGCCCTGCCCGCGCGGGTGGTTGCAGTCGGCCTGTGCGAACAGCACGCCGGGGACGGACTCCGCCGCGTCAACGAAGGTGTCCTCCGTCGCCCGCTGCGCCAGTTCCGACCACGAGCGGAGTGTCCGCGCCCTCGCGCTCTCGTCGTCCTCGGTGTCGCTACCTTCCCGCACGATCCAGTCCTCGGCGTTGCTGAATGTGACGTCGCCAAGGTAGGTCAGCGTGCGCGTGATCTGCCCAGCGGGGACGTTGTAGCGGCTACCCTCTGTCTCGGCCTCCACCAGCACGTCCACGGAGGACGCGCCCTTTTGCAGCGTCGCTGCCTCCAGTACGAAGAAGCGCAGCTCCTCGCCGTTGATGTCGAGGATGCTCTTGAAGACGTGCCCCTTGGGGATTTTGACCGCCTCGCCCGTCATGTCGGTGCGGCTGACGGTGACGAAGCCCTGCGTCTTCTGCGCTTTCTTGCGCTTTTTGGAGTAGTCCGCCATCTTCAGGTCGAGCCATGCGCCGCCCGCGTGGGAAACGAACATATTGTTCAGCACGGCACGGAGCAGCTCAATGACCTCGACCTTGATGCGCAGCACGATCATGAGCATCGTGTAGAACACGCCGCCCGAATGGAAGTTGCTGATGACGAAGCCCTCGTCCTTCAGCTCCTCGACCTTCTGCTCCTTCAGCTCGTCCAGCGTGGGCAGAGGGAGAACGGCGTCCAGTATTTCTTTGTCGATCATTCTGATACCACCTCCACGCTCACCGCGCCGATGATGACGTCCAGCTCGCGCCGCTCGTCCTCCTCCGCGAAGCGGAAGGAACAGTGCAGCACGACCGCGTCATCCTCGAACGCAATGCTGATCTCAATGCTTTCCGGGAGGATGACCTCCCGCTTCTGCAGCTTGAGCCGCACCCGCTGGGTGATCTCCAGACGGGTCAGCTCCGTGTCCTCGGACTGGATGAAGTCATACAGGCCCCAGCCGAACTCGGCGTCATAGAAGACGTCTCCCGGCTGCGTGAGCGCCTCAAGGACGATGTTTTGATACAGACACTCCAGCCCCGAGCAGAGCGGCGCGTCGCCGTCTGTGGCCTGTGTGAGCTGCCACTCGCTGTTGAGCCGGATGTCCGTATCGTTCAGGCCCGTCATAGCTCCACCTCCCCGATGATTGCAGGGGTGAGGTCGCCGTAGGGAAGCGCGACGGCCACGACTGCCCCGGCCTTGAACTGTTTCTTAGACTTAATTCCCGGAAGCGCGGGATAGTTGGCGTCGGGGTTGCCGAAGCGGTCGATGACGGTGAGTTTGTACTCGTACCAGTAGGAGGTGATGTGCGCCTTGAACACCTCGCCCGTCACTTCGTTGTGGACGATCAGCTCCTCGATGTCAAAGGCGTCGCTCTTTGCCGCCGAGTCGATGGTGGCGAATACGGCGGCGGGGAGCTTCAGATGCGGGAAGTCCTGCGCCAGCGTCTTCTTCATAACGGACGCGACCATTTCTTCGAGCACGTCGGTTCCCTCCTTTCGGGGTCAGAAATAGATGTAGGTGCGGATGAAGCCGGAGTCGTTGGTCTTACTGACCACCTTGGAGACCTCGACCTCACCGCTCACCTGCGGATGGATGAGGTTTATTTTGTGGGAGTGCTTGATGAACGGTGCGGAGACTGTCTCCAGCTCCCACACGCCACCCGCGCGGCGCAGGTTGAGGATGTTCACGCCGTGCTCGAAGGTGTAGACCTTCTTCTGCTCCGGCTTCTCGTCCCAATAGAAGACGCCGCCCGAGAAGAAGAACGGAACGCGAAGCCCCCATGCCGCATTGACGGCGTTGATCGCTTGGACGGCGGTCTGCTTCCGAATGGGGAGCATCTTGCGCGTCGGGTAGGTCTTGCTGGAGAGCTTCATTTTGGACAGGCCCGCCTGTGCAAGGAAGTACGAGATCAGCTCCTGCGGCGTGGTGTCGAGAAAGGTGTCGTTGATGATCGTCTCCTCCATGAGCAGCATCTCATCCTTCAGTGCGACCTCGTTGGCATACGTCCCGCCGTTGTAGTTGCCGGAGACGAAGCCCGTGAACACATCCTCCAGCGAGCCGTCATAGTGGCCCACATTGTAGGCCGTCTGGATGTTGGTGCGGAAGATGTTCTCGGCTTGGTAGGGCGTGATGCCCTCGTAGCCCTCTGCTTCGAGGAAGTCGTTCATATTCTCGCGAAACTCCGCAAGGCTGTTACCCTCCTCCAGTGCGGCCAGCAGCTCGTCGTAGAACTTCTTGAGCACCTGCGCCTTCGTGTAGCCGCTGACCGTAAAGGCGAGGGTGCGGTACTCGGCGGCGATCTGATAGAACCGCGAGGCGGTTACAGGGACGCGCTCTTTGAAGTACGCGACCGCCTCTTCAAAGGTCATGTCCTTGCGGCTGAAAAGTGCGGTGAACTCATCCATCCTCAACCACCCGCCCCTCAAGATCGGCGTAGAGCATAACCTTCTGCAGCAGCTCCTCGACCTCAGAGACATCCATCGCGGCGTAGAGTTCGGCGACGGCTGCGTCATCCTCCATCAGCCCGCGGAGCTGTTCGAGACTGTCTGCGTTCTCAATCATTTTGAGAACCGGCTCGAACGCGCGCTTGAAGCTGCCCACGCCCTTGTGGAGCGCGGCGGCGGCGAGCCTGTCAATGTGCTGCTGCGTGCCGATCGGCGCGTCAGCTCCCGCCTTGAGGGAGAGTAGCGCATCGCTTTTGAACGGCAGCACGCCGCCCATGCCGCCTCCGTAGGCGGGCTTTGCAATCTCATCACCTTCCTCCGGCTCGGGGATGGAGAACTTCTTATAGACGAAGCTCGTGGGTATCCGAAGCCCGACCTTTTCGATGAGCGTGCCGAGGATTGTCGCCGTCTGCGTCAAGTCCTCGGACTCTTCGCAGTCGAAGCGGATGTAGGGGATGCGCTTGTCCTCGCCGAAGTTGAAGATGCACAGCGGGCGGATGAGGTCGCGCCGAAGGGTGGACGCCAGCGCCTTGCAGTCGGCGACGGTGAGATCGTGCCGGACATCGTTGTGCGTCTTGCTCTGTGCGTAACTGCCGCCGCCCGAGTCGGAAGTCAGCGTCTGGCCGAGGATTGCCTTGGAGATCTGTTCATCGCAGTAACGAGCCAGCCGTTCATAGAGGTCGGAGCTGGAGGTCTTCTCCGTGGTAATGAAGTCGATGCTCGTGCCATCCGGGATGATGCCCGCCGCGTCGGAGCCAATCTGGATGAGGGCTCGCATGAGCGCCGCCTTGTCGCTGTCGCTCGCTCCCGGCGCGTACTTGCCCAGCCGGAGCGGCAGACCGTAGATCTCAGCGAAGCTGACCCAGTCCTTCAGGTCGTAGTTCTTGAAGAGGTACATCCACGCCACAACACGGAGGATGCCAGCCCGAGAGGTGTGACCGCTGCGAGCCTTGTACCTGTGAACGATGAACTTGTTCGCCGGGAGCAGGATGCCCTCCGGCACGTCCTTCGTTCGCACCTTGAACGAATCG